TTTGTAAATGAATATAATTGTTGCTTGGTGAGTTGCATATTAATATTTAATTAATTTTCGTTAATTTTCCGTATTTTTTACTTAATTCATTATATGTAATAACATCTACGGTTTTGTTTAGAGCCACAAGGTCTTTTGATTCTGGCATATATCTTTCAAATTTATGTTTGAAGTTGAATAAAAGTTCTTTAACGTGCTCTCCATCAATATCATACAAATTAATCATGATAGAAATTACATGAACAAACTCCGTATCATGTGGCGTAATAAAATAATAATACTTATACTTTTCTGGTTTTTTCTGCATTTTTCTCACAAAAGCTACATACTTTATAACCATATTCGTGTTGGTTTTCATATACACACCAACATTTACATTTTTCGCACTTAAAATATAGTATCCCATTGAATCCCATATAGTTATCATCACTTGGAACATCATCGGTCGATTTATGAACTTCTTCCATTATCATAGGACCGATGATTTCATCCATCCTTTGCTTGCCTGTAATATCTTTAAACACGGATGCAACTCCATGTAACAATTGGATAATCTGGACCTATTTCATTTTCCCAAGGCTTTGTATACGGCCAAGTCTTCTTATATGGCTGTAAATCCCAAGGGGATGGTGATATTGGCCAGCCCGGATTGCTTGGTATTTCTGGCCATGGGTGAGTTGGATAAACATCTGGAAAAGTAGGATATTTATATGGAGGAATAGTGGTGCGCTTTGAACATGTACATTCGCTTTCAAAAGGAGAATATACGGTTTTGCAAATAGGACATTGCCAACCTCTTGCAACTTTTCTTTTTCTAATGGTTGTTGTTGATTTCGTGTTTTTCATTTAATTCCTTTCTTTGAATAATAGAAATATACACTAAGAAAACACATTGTCAAAAAGAAAAGATTTTTTGACTTTTTATCACAATGGGTTATATTAATATTGTTCTTAAAACAACAAAAGAAAGGAAACATAATGATAACTAAGGAACAGAAGGTAGAAAAGCTGAACAAACTGATTGCAACTCGTGAACAGCGAATCGGGAAGGCAGAAGCCAAAAAGGCCAAGCTAGATGCCGCAATTCAGAAGCATTCAATCAAGATGGCAGAGCTTGCGGCAAAGCGGAACGCTCTAGGTCCAATTGTAGCCGGTTAAACTTCGTCTACAACAAAACAAAATGGGCGGTGTCCTAACGGATGTCGCCTTTTTTGTTGTTAATGATAAATACTTCTATGAATTTTAAGGAATTTTATATTTTAATGGAAAAGGAACATAATGGTGGGTTGATTATATGGCTTGATGATGAACGCGACCCATCTAATAAAAACACCAAGAAGCTTTTCGGAACAACAGGAAGAGAGGTTTGGTGTAAAACAGTTCGTATCGCAAAAGAGATGATTGTTGCAAACAACGGAAGAATCAAAAAGATTTCTTTTGATAATGATTTAGGCGAATACGAACAAGAAGGAAAAGAATTAGCCAAATGGATTTTAGAAAAAACACTAGATGGCGATACCGGTGATTTTAAAATACAAAGATTTGATGATTGGCTAGTCCACTCTCAAAATAACATTGCCGCATCGGAAATAGATAATTTAATGCACGATGCTCAAATTGTCTATGATGGCATTAAATGAACCACTCACCATTAAAAACGGTTGTGTTTCTAGGTTTGGCTCCTTACCTATGGCTGGATTCATAGACAGCCCATTATAACCCGAAAGAGCTAAAATGTTTTGGGAGGCGTTTACGTCCGCATTAGCTTGATAGTTGCAATAACCACAATGAAACCAATCTTGGCTTTTGCGATTGTATTTCGACTTCTGACCACAACAGCTACATCGTTGCGATGTATATGCAGGGTCAACGTAAACGACTTTCAGGCCAGCATCTAGGGCTTTGTATTCGACTTTAGTTAAAAGGTCTTTGAAAGCCCAATTATACTTCCTGAATCTCCTGTTCGACAGTTGAGTGCCTTTTAGTTTCTCAAGGGCCAAGACGCTTGCCCCTTGGGATATAGCATAATCCACCGCCATGCGGGAGAGTTTATGGTTTAAATCATTAGTCCATCTGGACTGTTTTGCTGAAATTTGTTCTTTAAGCTTTTGGTGCTTGGCTCTTTTCTTGCCAAACTCAAGCTTCTTATGCTTGATATAACGACCAGAACCAAGCATCTTTCCATCGGAAAAGACAATCGGCTTGGCTATGCCAATGTCTATGCCAAGGGCAACCATTGTCTGTTTTTGGATTTGCTTTGTCTTAAAGACAAGCCGAAGAATAAGCTCTCCGCTTTGGTTTCGGATGATGGTTGAATCACATAGCTTTTCAAAATCTTTTAGAGAATTTTTGTGGTAGTCGCATAGCTTTAGGGGATGTTTCTTACGAAGGAAGCAAAGCCATGCGTCAAAGCTCTTGGTTTTTTTATTGTGTTCAAACCGGAACGTGTCGTTCCGAAGAGGAATAACCGACCGAATTGTTTCGGGAAACGAAACCAACTTGTGTTTTTTCTTACACCAAGAGATGTGGGCCTTGATTTGATTATCTATAGCCCTTAAATGGCTTTGGAGCACGGCAGAGTTAAGGCTTGAAAACGATTTTCTAAAATATTGATAGTGTTCCTTAAATGGTTTGAAATTTTTGGATTCTAGTTCCGTCTTTCGGTAAATAAGATATTCTTTGGCAATTAAATCTAAAGCTGTAAAAACATTTAAGAGTTCACATTTCTTTTTGGTTCTGAATTGATTAAGTTTAATTTTAATTGATTTCATGTTGTGGTTATTAATATTTATCTTGAGATTAATTAAAATAATAAATTACTTAAAATATTCTTATAAGAAAATAAATAGTTATAGGAAATATACATATGAGCAAAGATAATGATGCAATTTTAATGGAACAAGTGATGCAAAAGTTGGAAGAAGGCTGGCTTGATAGACAAAAAGCAAGATTGAATTCGCTTAAACAAGGTACAGGAGCCGCTGTTTCAAACGTTGGTAAAACAATAAGAGCAGGAGCCGCAGATGCCCTAATGGGTTCAAGCGTTGGCGACCCGCTACGCGCACAGAGACAAGATGTTGGAGCTATAAGAAACCAAGCTAAGATTGATTCGTTATCTAAGGCACATTTCAATAAAATCCTAGCAATCACAGATAGACTTGGCGATGCATTCAACAACATGATGGAAGATGTAAAGTTAACACTAGGACCATCTTACGATTACTCAAAACTAACAGAACTAGGGAAGAATATTGGATTTATTAGAAACAACATAATTACAAATCTACGAAATTTCAACGCTGGTGAATTAGACAAGCAAACAGACGCGGGACCAAAACCAGTCGAGCCAGCACCAGAAGGGGTTGAATCATACGTAGACCCAATCGAAGAACGTCAACCGGTTGAAGACGGACCAGATACAGGCGACAATGTTAATGACACAAGACAACCAGACAGAACATCAAAAGAACCTAGAATGGCTTTCTCAGATGAAGAACTTTCTGTGTTGGATAAGCGCGGCTATAGATGGGCAAGACTAAGACAGCTTTTGAATAAAGGTAAAACACCAGAAGAAATTTTAGAGCTTTCAAAAACACAAGCCCCACATACAATCAAAGTTTAATTATACATTACCCATGATTTTACGATAGGTCTGTTCGACTAAATCTGGAAGTTTTCCTTCATTTGAACCAGTTTCAATGTTGTGAATCTTTGTAAGTGTATCTTTAATTTCATCTTTTGCTTTGTTGATTCTTGCTCTTAATTTTCTAATTACGGCAGAGTTTCCTTCTACTCTTGCCTTTGCTAATCTGCTATAGCGAATGCCAAGACCACGGTTGAGTCTTTTATATTTTGCTTCAAGAGCAACAAGTTCTTCATTAACTGCTGGTTCCGCTTGTTGTGGTTGTCCAAGTGAATTCTTCCCAATATCAAACATCAAATCTTGCATTTTATTGTTATTCATATTAATAATCTAACTCCCATAATTTATAAACAGCATGACCAGTAAGAGGAGCGGCGCTATAACTTGGTCTGGTTAAAATCCAAATAATATCAAATGGATTGTTATTTGCTATATCAGCGACGAATTCCAAATCAGATGAATCATAAAACTCACCATCTGTTATAATTACAACCAACGGTGGATGAACGGATAACCTACGAAGACCATCAATAACCGGTGTTATTCTAGTAGAACCACCATGGCTTAACGAAAATCTATTCATATCATTTCCAGTGATTTTATCACCCTCGTCATACTCCAACGGAAATACATGGTCTTCTGGAACAGAATCGCCCCCCGGAAGAATGGATTCAAAATCAGAACCAGAATTTGTGAATATATATTCATCTCTGATATGAGAGTCAAACGCCACCAATCTAAGAGCAGATGAATCTACGAATTGTTTAATTGTACAGGCTGTTGCTATTTCAGGAAACATCTTTCTAGATGCTTCAACGTTAGAGCCGCTTGTATCAACTACAACAACAAATTCACCAACACCGCTTCCGCCACGAGAAGGGAGGACGGGGTTTTTTGTTGCTCTCCAATTTTTTTCTCCCGGCATTGGCATAACAGATGTTCTGCTTGGTCTGTGATATGTTCTTTCATTCTTGGCAGATTGAGTTAAAAAGTCGTTTACGATTTCATCCCAAGGAATTTTTGATTTAACTTCGATATCTGTTTCTATTCCAATGTCTGTATATGGACCAGTTGGAAGTTTGCCCTGTTCTTTTAGTTTATCAAAATCTTTCTTTGCTCTTGATGTAACAAGGTCATTCTTCTGTTTGATTTCAGAAATAATTTCTTCCATTGTCTTTCCCGGTTGTTCTTGTGGTGCCTGTATTTCGCCCATGCATTTTGAAAGAGCATCAAGTTCTTCGGGAAGATTCTTGAGTATTTCATTAATTTCTGGAATAGATAAATCACCCGCAGAGATGCCCGCTGTTCTAGTTTTGCTTGAACCCTTAGAAGATTTTTCGTTTGTTTTTCCTGTCTTTCCAACAGAATCGCCTTCTTCTCCGCCTTCACCTTCGGTTTCGGAACCATCACCCACGTCGCCGCCGTGTCCACCAGAACCGGCTTCATCACTTTGCTCGTCTGTTTCTTCGCCAGCCTCGGAGCCATCGCCAGAGCCAGAACCTTCGGTTTCATCTGAATCTGTTTCTTCGCCATCACTACTAGCCTCACCAGAACCATCACCGTCCTCATGTTGTCCAGACTGGTCTTGTTTTTTATCTTGGGATTGTTGTCCTTTTTGGTTTTTATCAGGTTGGCCTTGGTTTCCTTGGTCTGGTTGTTCTTCGCCACCTTGTTGTTCCAATGCTTTTTGAATTTCATCGGCTAAGTCGTCTTTCTGCTGTTGTTTTTCGTTCTGTTTCTTAAAATATTCTAATAGTTTTGCGAAATAATATCTTGCATCCTTTCCTTTTGGTAGTTTATTAAATGGTTCTTCGTTCGGTGAAATTCCCGGACCGAATACATTTTCCTTTTTTGGAAATCCGGGGCGTCTATACAGAAAATCGTTAATAGCTAGGTCACATGCCCAATTAACTAGCTTTCTTAGTTGTTCATTACCCTGTGTCAATTCAATAGCAAACTCGGCATGGTGGTTATAACGAACATGTAATAATTCATGAACAACAATAGCTTGAATTGCTTCAATGATTGTATATTTGTCAATTAGATGCTTTACGAATGTCGGTGAGTATGCAATATTCGTTCCGTTTGTTGACATTGTTCCGCCAGAGATTGTTTCGGATTCAATTAGTTTAAGAGAACCCAAAAGGCCCGAATAAAACGGGCTTTCAGAACTAGTCTTTTCAATTGCCATTTTCATTATCTGAGAAGCGGGAAGGTTTTTTAACCCTGTAGTTGCTACAAGTGCTTCATTGACAATTTTTGTGTTATATATACGTAAAAGTTTATTATATTCTTCTATATCTCTTTTCATTCTGTGGAATTTCCTAATAGTATTTACGCATTTTATAATTTAAACGGGTAAATAATTAAAAGAAAAAGGAAGTTGCATGGTAAATAATCATGTAACTAAATATATTAGGAGAAAAAACTATAATGAACACAAAAATGGACGAAATTTATCAGAAGATTCTTAATGAATCAAGACCCCAACTGGTTGTAGATAACACCGGAGATATTCCCGGTGCTGAGAAGGCAAAGCCTATCAAAGTCGAACAGCCCACTGGTGTAAAGAAACCAACAGAAGACACCGCTAACTCACAGGAAGAAGTTAAGAAAGGGGGCGCAACAGCAAACGCCGAGAAGGCTCCGGTTGAGAAGAAGTCTGTACGCGAAGGGATGCGCTTTAATGAACTATATAAGTCCATTCTAAAGGAAGCAGAACTTGGTGAAACAATTCCGACAGGGGAACCGCCAGCAATCGAAAGCGGAAGCTACGATGAAGATATCGGAGATTTTGAAGGTGGGGATGAAATGAGTCCTGATGGCGAAGAGGACGCAGAAGACGAAGTTGATATCGCAACCGAACTGCAACTAATCGCAGACCGTCTACTAGAAATCAAGGATAAGCTTTCTGGATTTGATTCAGAGGAAGGAACCGACGAACTAGGAGAAATGCCAGAAGAAGGAATTTCGGAAGGCGAAGGGGAAGAAGTTCCTCCGCGCCCGATGGGTGAGTCGTTCAAGGTCAACGGAACCCCTCAGAAGGCCAAGGCAACAACCCTTGGACCTAAGATGTCAAAGACGGTTAAGGGCAAGCTAAGTAGCGTTGCAAAGAAAACTGCCGCACTACCAAAGCAAGTTGCAAGAACTGGAACACCTGAAAAGGCAAAGGCAACAACCCTTGGACCAAAAATGTCCCAAGTTGTTCCCGGAAATATTAAGGGTAAGAACCAAGAATTCTTGAAGTAGCCATTGTTATCATCGGCTAAACCCGAAAAGAGAGTAGCCATGACTGGTTCATTATATAAGTTAAAAGAAAGTATTGTTAGCGTTCCGATGGATTCGTTGGACGCTAACATATTTTTTTCCAATTATAATGGTATGCCAATTCTTAATCCTGTTGTAAAAATACAGATAGAAAAGGAGTTGGTTAAATTTGAAGATATTATTGCCATACAAAAGAAATATATTATTGGCAGTATTCTTACAAGACAATATGAAGAAGATTCTGATATAGATGTAACACTAGTTGTTTCAGATGTTGATTTAGAAGATAATTACAATAGTCTAACGAACGAAAGGCTTTTGAGGCAACTTGAGAATTCAAATGGAATAATGGCACAAGGCACAGAACACCCAATTAATTTCTATTTCACATCCGATTTCGATGAAAACAATACAGATGGAATATATGATTTGACATCTGATAGGTGGTTAAAGATACCAGTAGAATTTACGAATCCAGTTGAATCTGTTGAAGGGTTTGATGATTTAGTTGCAGAGGTAGACATACAAACGGGTAAACTTAAACGCGAATTGATTGATTATAATGAATTGAAATCTCTTAAGACAAAGAATTTAGTTACAATACACACAGCAATAAAAAAGAAGATTGATAAAATCAATGCAATCATAGAAAATCTAATCACGTTCAAGGGATTTATAAAAGCCAATAGGAATGCAGGATTTGAAAAACCACTAACACCAAAAGAAGTACAGGAATATCACAGTAAGAACAGACTACCATCCAATGTGATTTATAAGCTATTCCAGAAATATTATTATTGGAAACTAGTAGAAAATCTGGAAGATATTATTTCAAATAGAGACAAAGACGACGATTATATAAAAGAAATCGGAAAATACATTCCTGTTTCAAAGGTAAAGGAGTCTTTCAAGTTTTCAGATTATAACATTCTTTCAGAGGGTATTAGAAAAATCAAACTTAGTCGAGTCAACTGGAAACACCCTGCATCTGTTAAGAAATATCAAAAAAGAAGATTCCGCCAAAATGTAGATTTAGCGAGAAACACACAATCTAGCATTCCAGAATATGAACTCAAGGCACAACTGCAAAGCAAGTCACTAGGAACCGCTAAGAAGGTTGTAACGATAGCGAAAAAAGCAAAATCAGGAATGTGGAGATTAACGCCAAGACAAGTGGGCGACATCGCAAAACATTATCACTTTCATGTTCCAGATTCCACAAACGTAATCAAACACTTAGGAAATACGGGTATTGTCGTGTGGAGAAAAACCGAAGACGAATGGTTCTTGCTTAAATATCCGAGACTTAAAGAGTTTCTGGCTTAATAGTTGATTTTACAATACCACTAACTGCCCTATTGATTATTTTCTTATTTTCTGTCATGGCTTCCTTCATTAGATTATGTTCATGAATTCTAGCCGTTGAATTGATATATTTCTGTATAGGTATTGTTTTTATATCCATTGTTTCAAAATCAATTCCTTTTTTCTCGCAAAGCATATCAATTCCTTCTATGGATTGCATTAGAGAAATCCATCTACTCATTTCGTAGTTAGTCATGTCTTCGATTCTTTTTTGGGATGTCAATTCTGTTTCCATTTATTAATATTGATTCCTTTGTTGGTTGTCCATGTAATTCTATAAAAATATCACCGAAAAGCGGTACTTCATTTAACATCATTCCTATCAAATCACCTTTTCTATCTGTTTTAAAACTATACTTCTTAAGATGTATTTTGTCAATATGTTTACTAATATTTTCATTAAAAACACGGAGAGCGGTTTCATTACTAAATCCGCCTCTTAAATAAAAACAATCAACTTCTTGTTGTATTGCTTCTTGTAGTGTTTTGATTTGAGGCCAATTTGAAATATCGTTGTTTTTTATATACTTATAGATTTTCTCAAATCCAACTTTTTCTTTATGTTTGACATGGCATTTTTGGCAAAGAAAGTATTCGGATAATTCATATTCACTTTTAACGTTGAATATCTTACGCAAACGATGGTATTTGTTTTCCATTATACCAAACACCTTTTTGCACGAACAACATCGCACATATTTATTCATGTTACGTTGACTTTAGTTGTTGAATGAATGAATCTAGAAGACCATGTAAACCCGCAATATATGGAACGGGGTTTGTCGATTCGGATGGAGGAAGTTCACGATGGAATGATTTACTTAATACAGAAATTGCAGAACTCATTAAATCAAATTCAGATTTAATAACATCAAATGTCTTGTTTTGTTGAGAAAGTTGTTGTCTTGTTTGTTCTTCTATTACCTTTAAAATAGCAGAAAGAATCATTGATAGTGTTGAGTTCTTAATGTTATTTGTTTTTCCAACTAATGCACCAGATTGATATGCTTTATCCGTAAGTGCGCTATACACACGCCAAAATTCATCGGCGCTAGTTGTATATTTTAATTTTTCCTGTACTGGTGCTGTTGGTTGTGCAGGGGGGCCACCAACCATAAAATCGTTATCAAATTCTTGGCTATTATATTTCATTAGGTTATTATCCCTTCTGGTTCACTATCTTGTTGTTTAACGACCTTTTGTGCTATGTCGCTAAGTGGATTTTCCATGTCGAGCGGGGTTGTTGTTCTGGTAGTGGCAAAATTAACTAAGATGCCATTCTTTTCTTGACATTTAAGACACGCAAATTCCATTGTTCTCCAAAGAGTCATTGGAATGGTGTTTGGCTCTCCGCAATAAGCACAACGAACATTGATATCTTGAGAAGATGCAATTCGTTCTCTTTCTGCTTTTACCAACTCAATTTGCCTATTAAGTTTTTTAATATAAACTGCATTAAATGCCCAACCAACAAGACAAATAAAACTAAACATACCAGCCACTATTTTCCCATATGCGGCGAGGGTAAACGGCTGAAACGCCATAATAGACAACGAAACACCAAGAGATACCAATAGCACCAAAACCAAATCAATCAGCAATAATTGTATCATATTTCCTTTCTTTAGAATTTAAGTTCTTCTATGTTGCGAGACATCAATTTGAGTCGCTGGACGATTTTTTCGACCATGTAATACTCTCGTTTAATTACGTTACGTTCTTCTTCCGAAAGGTTTGGATAATCAAGAGCAGATTTTAAACTATAGCGTACACGCCCAAATCCTTCATAAACATCAACTAGGTTGTTAATGATATTATCTAGTGGATATGGAAACAATTTTGGGGCGGTGTTATTTTTTTCTTCTCTTTTTTGGTCAACGAAATTATAATCTTTATTCATTTCAGAAGAATTGATTGCGCCATATGGATACCGAGCATGGGCCGATTGCCATGACATCGGAGCGCTTCTGTTCAATACATCAGAAACGTTGTATTCTTTAATTATCTTTCTTTTCTTCATTAATTTGTGGAAGTGGTTCTGACTCTGTATGACGCTTGGCAACTTGACCGCAATTTGAGCAAATCCAAGAGCATTCTGTTATAATTTCTTTATATGTCTTTTGTTGGGAAATTCTACCATAAGCAGTTCCTTGCCCACAAAAAGAGCAACCAACGGGTACGTTTACCATTTCTTTCATATTATTCCTTTTCTTCGTCTGAATCTTCTTCGGATTCGGATTCTTCCGTTTCTTCGCCGTATTCTTCGTCTTCTTCGCCGGTTTCGCGTTCTTCGGTTTCTTCTGCTTCTGTTTCTTCTGCTTCGTGTTCGGGATTCTCGGAATCTTCCTCTTCTTCTGTATCTTCGGGATTTTCTTCTTGATATAGTTCAGCGATTTTCTTAACCGCCGTGCTAGGAATGGTTATTTGAATGTTGTTGATAGATAGAACAATGCCTTCATCTGATTTTGAAACCGCTATACCATCATCTTCTTCAACACCAAAGCCATCATCTGAATCAAGCAAATCATCGGCTTCGCATTCTTCTGGACTACCATCACACTCTGGTCCGTCTTCTGCGGAAAGTGGTTCAGGGTCACCAACAGCCTGTGAAAAATAATTGTTTGCTGTTTGTGTAAATGTATCTTGCTCCGGTTCTGTTTCCATAGGCTCAACGACCCCGGCGGTATCAGAAGTATCATCCGGTACCAAAATAAGTCTCATAACGGCTTCTGAAAATGAGTTGAATTTGCTTTTATTGTTCATATGTGTGTTCCTATATTTTAAGTATTTATCTTTTCTGTTGTTATTTGGCTTTTAAATTCGGTTGTTTCTGTAGTTTTCATTCTATGGTTGTATTCTCTTATAGAATCCTTGACCACGTAATTTGGAACTCGCTTTACGTATTGTAATAAACCGGTTCGTAAGTATTCTCGTAATTCTAGTTCGCTTATTTTCATTGGCACACAATCAGGAAACATAATGGCAGTATATGTTTTTTCGTCCTTGGTTAACATCAATATAAAGTTTCCAATGGAATCCCCATATGTAACGCAATACATCTTTCCTACCTGTGTTTTTTTAAACAAACTCATGCTTATAATATACCATAATATACATAAAAATCAATGTTTTGATAAATAATTATATCACAAAGGTTAATATTCATGAATAAAAAAGATAAACTGGAAGAGTTGGATTTCATAGAAGGAGACAAATTTGTTCCTTATCTCAATAGCAATAAACTTCCAGATGTTGCATCAGAATTCGTTTGGTCGGGGCCGTTGGGAGATAAAAGAGTAAAGGAACTAAACAAGGCTCGTAAAAGCATAGTTCAGTTCGCAGAAAGATTTTATTATATTACCACAACAGATGATGGAAAACAAAAAATCAAACTATATCCAGCCCAAAGAAGAGTTTTAAAAAGCCTAGAAGATAACAGATTTTGCGCCGTTCTGGCTACCCGCCAAGTTGGTAAATCGACAATGATGAGCATATTCGCATTACACATGGCAATATTCTCACCAGATACAAGAATAGTCATATTGGCAAACAAGGAAAATACAGCCAAAAACATTTTGAGAGGTATCAAGAGAGCATATGAAAATCTTCCAAATTGGTTGAAAGGTTCTGTGACGCAATGGGATAAGACGGAATTAATATTTGGAAACGGGTCGTCTATCGCAACATCAACAACCACATCATCATCAAGTCGTGGTGATACGGCAAAATGTGTAATTATTGACGAAATGGGCCACATTCCTTCACAGATGATTGACGAGTTCTGGCTTTCAGTAATTCCGGTTGTTTCTGCATCTTCAACATCCAAAATATTCGCAGTTTCAACGGCAAACGGAACGGCAAACAAGTTCTACAGCGTTTATATGCAGGGTGTAAAAAAGGAGGCTGGATGGGTTTCAGAGCGCATTGACTGGTGGGAGGTACCGGGCAGGGACGAGAAGTGGAAAGCAACGCAAATCGCATTGCTTGGCTCAGAAGCGTCATTTGAGCAGGAGTACGGAAATTCATTCGACACGGCTAGAACCGGTGTATTGGAACCTGAAATCATAGACCAAATGAGAAGAGAAGTAGAAGAACCCAAATATGTAATGGACGATGGAAATTATAAGATTTGGAAAGAACCACAAAAGGGTCACATATATGTAATGGGTTGCGATATTGGAGAGGGCGTTGGAGAAACCGCATCTGTAATTAATGTGATTGATATAACAGATTTAACAAGAATAGAACAGGTTGCTATATATAGAAACAATAAAATCAATCAATACCAGCTATCCAAGGTAATCTATGAAAAAGCTGGACAATGGGGAAATCCCTATCTAGCAATGGAAAGAAACGGGCCGGGGAATACAACACTATCCACTCTAATAGAAAAATATCAATATAAGAAGACAATAAATTATCTTCCAAGCGGAGCGCAAGATGATGAAAGACCCGGAATATATTCACATACAAACGTTAAACTAGAAGGTGTCACAAACCTAAGATATTGGGGTAATGAAATTAGATGCTTGAAAATTAATGATTTACAGACATTGCAAGAATTGATAACATTTATAAAACACCCCAATGGAATGTGGAAGAAGCAAAACGGAAACAACATTTATGATGATTGTGTAACTTCTTTGATATGGGCATTGTTCGTATTAAAAACTGAAATAGCTGAACGTTATTATGAAATTGTTGAATACGACGAAAACGGAAGACCGATGAAGCTTAATAGAGGCGAATATGATGCTGATGGTGAAGCTAGTGGGTTGTCGGTATTTAAGGGGTTTGATTTCGGTGATGTACCAGAAATAGATTTATACGACGAAACAACCGGAGCCGAAATAGCCAAATATGCCGCCGAGGGTTGGATTCCCTTATAAATATTTAAAGAGTTTTTATGGCTGAATATATTGAACAAAGTATTTTAAACAAACTTAGAAAAGATAAATTCATTTTGGTTTTGGATTTACCACCGGCATTAAAGCCTTACTATGAGCGTGGTGTCAGAACAAATGATAGCGTAAACCTTAATAAGCTTCAATTCTCTGTTTATGGCACAATGATTCCAGAAATAAGCATTCCCCCAATCAACAACCAAACCAGAGGACAGCCGTATCACGTAACATCACAACAGCGTCCAGAGTATCCTCCGATTAGCGTAAAGTTTACAATAGATAACGGATTTGAAAATTATTGGGTTTTATGGAAATGGCTGGAAATAATGAACGACCCTAAAGAAAGTGTAATGCCAGAAGAATTTGCTGATTACACCGCATCCGAAAACACAAAGGCGAATCCCGCTAGTGATATTGTGAATCAAGCGTTAAACCGCCAAGGTCCAAGTTCAAATATAAAATATAAGCACCTAAAGATGAAAAACTTCTTTACCGATTATCAAACAACCATCGTGGCTTATGTATTACGTGAATATAATGAAAAAATTGCAAGAATAACATACACAAACGCATTTATTACAAACTTGGGCGGTATTGACTACAACCATAGGGATGTTGCTGAGATAGAAACAACGTTCACATTTGCGTTTAACCAGCTACACATAGACCTCCTAGAACCGGGCACCGAAACGATTGCTGGTTCACAAACCTAAGAAATCACAATTATTTTTAGTTTATCTGTGATTTATCATGTGAAAAAGTAAATAATTCAAATAACAGCGCACATGTAAGATTGTGTCCAAAAGATATAGGAGAATTAAATATTATGGCAACAAGAACAATAGAGTCACCGGGAGTTGAAATTTTCGAGAAAGACGATTCCCTTCGTACTACAACCGCAATCGGAACAACAGTTTTTGCAACGGGATATGCCAAGCAGGGACCATCCTTTGAATTGATTAACATTACAAGCAAATCCGAACTCGAACAGGTTTATGGGTTGCCTACAAATCCAGCAGAAAGATATTTCTATCAATCATGCAATGAAATCCTTAATTCAAATGCAAATCTACAGACAGTAAGGCTTCCTTATGGTGGTTCTGTAACAGCAGAAGATTTGGGAGAGGGTTTCGGTGAAAAATATAGCGGTTTGTTCTATCCGGTAACCGGATTTAGTGAAGCAGAGGGGTTACCGACTTATGGTTATTTGGCAATAACAGCAATAGAAGAAGGTGTGACTTGGAATCTTGATTACGAGATGAGGGTTCATTCCGCAAGTCCATCGGCACAATTTGACAGTGGTACGAATATAAGTTCTTTGGTTGCAAATAATACGGCTATTTCTAGTGATATTTTAAATTATATCATACCAAATAATTCATTAACATATGCATCTTTGATTAGTGGTAATTCTGCTAATATTTTTGATAACACATTTTCTATGAAATATATAGTCCTTGATGTAGGATTAACCCCAATGATTGATAGTGGAACATTTACTATTAATTTGGATGGAAGTGGTTCATGTACTGCAATATCAAATACAAATAGTGATTTGGCACTTGTTTTTAATTACACAACAAAAACATTTACTTTTTCTGCATTGAACGGAAAAACAATTGGAGAGGCAACAAATTCAACAGGGGCATTAACGGGTTCTATGGGATTAGGTCTTTCGTTTGATATGGCAAATAAATTAACAAGTAAAATAATTACAAAGAATGCCAACTACGACGATTCTACACACTTCGTTATTGGAACACCAAATCTAAAGCTGTTGACAGAAAACGAATATATCGCATTACAGTCTGGTCAAGTAACATGGGCATCAAAAGTCTGTGCTACAACAGCAACGGGATTAGGTGATTATGGTGTGATTGTTTTGAATGAAGCAAAGACAACAATCAATGACACAGCGGAAGGATTCTATGTTTCTTTGATTGATAATATGCAAGCAAACAGTTACACTTCTCCACAATATAATAGCATAAATTCAATGTTATCTATTACAGGAAATCCTGTTTCTGGTTTTATTCCAACTGTCGCATTTAATTCGGCAAATCTAGGACATTCGCTAACTGGTGCAGAAGGAACACAAGGAAGCATCTCTGAAATGCTTGAGACAATGGATGGTTATGATTTTAGTAACCCTCTATATAAGAATGCAATTTCTGTTGGTGTTTTAAAATTTAGAACATCAAATTCCGAATCAGGAACAAATAAACTATACATCGGATATAAAGAACAGTTTGCGGGTTCTTTGGATAGCAACGATAATCAAAAGATTAATCCTTTCACCAAGCAACCATATAACTTCTGTATTGACAGAGTTGCAAATGATGCTTCAATCTATGTTGATGTTATTATTAACC